TGGCGAAGTACTTGGTGATGGTTCTACTTTCAACGAGATGTCTTTCTCGATTGAAAAGTCAACTGTTACAGCGAAAACACGTGCGCTCAAAGCTGAGTACACGATGGAAATCGCACAGGATCTGAAAGCTATCCACGGCATCGACGCTGAAGCTGAGCTGGCAAACATCCTGTCGACTGAAATCCTTGCTGAAATTAACCGTGAAGTTGTTCGCTCGATCAACGTTACTGCTAAGCTTGGTGCTCAAACAGCTAACATCACGACTCCAGGTACTTTCTCTCTGACTGCCGACGCTGATGGTCGCTGGTCTGCTGAGAAGTTTATGGGTCTGGTAACTCAGCTTGACTTCGAAGCTAACCAAATCGCGAAAGAAACACGTCGCGGTAAAGGTAACTTTGTACTTTGTTCGTCGAACGTTGCTACTGCTCTTCATAACAGCGGCATGCTTTCTTACACTCCTGCTCTGAGCACGAAGTTGGAAGTAGACGATACAGGTAACACCTTCGCTGGTGTCCTGAACGGCAAAATCAAAGTTTATATCGATCCATATGCGACTGTTGATTACGCAACTGTTGGTTACCGCGGTACTTCTCCATATGACGCAGGTCTCTTCTACTGCCCATATGTTCCGCTGACAATGGTTCGTGCCGTTAACGAGTCAACCTTCCAGCCAAAAATTGGCTTTAAGACTCGCTACGGTATGGTTGCTAACCCATATGCTACCGGTTCTGCTGCGATTGCTGCCGACAACATTGGTGCTGACCGTTCGAACGTATACTACAGAATCTTCCGTGTTACGGAACTTCTTAACAACGGTTCTTAATCTTAGATTAATAACTTATATTTGGAAGGACCTCTTCGGAGGTCCTTCTTTTTTTGTATAAATAGCTTGAGTTACGGAGTTTATATATGATTAATAGCACATATTCAACAGCTACTAATTTTGCAATGTTCATACCTGGTTCTGAATATTCAAACTTGCAAATGAGAGTAATTGACTTTAAAATACCTAATGTATCTTCTACTCCTGTGGAGCAAGATGCTAGGTTTATTAAAGCTAAGCATCCTGGATCAACTGCCACGTTCGAAGATTTATCTGTTAATGTTTTAGTTGATAGTGGTTTAACAAACGTAATTCCTGTGCATAGCTGGATGATTAATAATATCACTGAAAATAACGCAGTCAAAAAAGATATTACTCTTATCGGCTATTCATCCTCTGAAACACAGCTGTTTACGGTAGAATTTAAATCTGCTTTTCCAACAAGTATAAATATCGATACGTTTAATGCTCAAGATGGGAGTGACTCTCTTATTAAGGCATCTATAAATTTTGTTTATGATTATTATGAGTACAACTAAATATGACAATTGAAGACCTCTTATTAGAGTGGAAAAAAGATAGCGAAATCAATAAAGCTAAATTAGATGATGAATCAATAAGAAGTGCAATACTACATTCTAAATATTTAGAAATGCACGCGGCGGTAAAATTAAAATATCATAGAATTAAATCGAAACTAAAAGACCTTGAGATGTCAAAGCGCAAATGGCTTAAGGGCGCAATGTCTCGTGAAGAAATGGATGAACGTAATTGGGATTATGATCCATGGAAAGGTTTAGCAAAGCCACTAAAATCTGAGATGGACGATTATATTATGATTGATAAAGACGTATCATCTTTACTTGATAAATTAAAAGAAACTGAAATTATGCTCGAAACTCTAGAATCAATATTGAATAATGTGACATGGAGACACCAGCATATTAAGAACGCGTTAGACTTCATGAAGTTTCAAAGCGGGGCATAATGTCTGAAACACTTACTATCTCATACAAAAACTTTTCTAAAATGGAAATAGAATCTAGCGACGAGGGTATATATCACGAGTTGCAAGAACACTTTAGCTTTTATGCGAGTGGATATAAGTTTATGCCAAAATATAAGTCTGGCATGTGGGATGGTAAGATACGTTTATTTGATATGCGAACACGAACTTTATCGGCCGGATTGTTAAATTCTGTGGTAGAGTTTGCGCAAAATCCAGCGCGTAAATATAATATAGTTTTAAAGAACAATAATTATTTTGGCACAATTGGATCTAACGATAAAATATCGTATGATGAGTTCTATGAATATGTACAGTCTTTAAATTTGACTTCTGATGGCGAAAGAATCGAACCTAGAGATTATCAATTAGCTTCAGCATATGAATGCATTACAAACTATCGTAAGTTAATTCTTTCTCCAACCGGCACTGGCAAATCTCTTATCATGTATATTGTTATGAGATGGGTCTTAGATAGAATAGATCCAGATCAGAAGTTTGTCATTATTGTTCCTACCACTGCGCTTACTCATCAATTGATAGGTGACTTCGAAGATTACTCATCGATTGATGAAGACTTTGTCGTGAGCGAAATGTGTTATCCTATTTTTGCTGGCCAGGACAAAAATGCCAAGCAACAAGTACTAGTTTCAACGTGGCAATCATTAGCCAAGTTTGAGCGAACCTTTATGATGAATGTTGGCGGGGTTATAGGAGATGAAGCTCATACCTGCTCTGCTACAGTGTGTCAAGGTATTCTTGATAAAATGACTAACTCATTATATAGAATTGGAACCACCGGAACTCTTGATGGCACAAAGGTGCATGAGATGGTTTTAGAAGGTATATTTGGTCCTACGTTTGTGGCTACTACAACAAAGGAACAGATTGATGAAGGGAACTTAGCAGCTTTACAAATTAACATTATGAAGCTTTTGTATTCTGATGAAGATCGTAGGAATGCCAAATTCAAATATCAAGATGAAGTAAAGTATATTAGTTTACATGAAAAAAGAAATAGATTTGTAGCCAATCTTTCAGCAAGTCTAGAGGGAAATACTCTAGTGATGTTTAGATTTAGAGATCATGGTCAATTTATATACGATCTTATTAAGGAAAAAGTCGAAAAGAATAGAAAAGTATTTTTGATACACGGTGAAATTGATTCTGCATATAGAAATGAAATTAGAGCCGTAGTTGAAAAAGAACAAAATGCTATCATTGTAGCTTCGATTGGAACCTTTTCCACTGGTATAAATATTAAGAACCTACATAATCTGGTATTCGCTACACCGCATAAAGGACGAATTAAAGTTCTACAATCTCTTGGTAGAGCCTTAAGAAAATCAACTGATGGTAGAGAAACTATTATGTATGATATTTGTGATGATCTACATTGGAAGAAAAGAAGAAACTTTGCTTTAACCCATTCAATTGAACGAATAAAACATTATTCGAAAGAAAAACTAAACTATAAAATATTTGATATAAAATTATGACCGAAGAAATGGACACAGAATTTAAACGCAAATCCTTAGAAGATGCTGATGCTATGCGCGATGCTCAAAGGAAAATGGCGTGGTTTTCTCTTTTAGGAATGCTACTTTATCCGTTTGCGGTAATTTTATCGACATTGACTGGGTTAGAAACCGCAGCTAACGTATTAGGCAATATGGCGCCAACTTACTTTGTGGCCGTTGCTGGTATTGTTGCCGCGTTTTTTGGTACACAAGCCTTAACTAAAAAATAGGATATTATGATGAGTGATGACAATAAAGAAGATGAGTTTAATCCGCAATTTATTAAATGTTTAGCTTTAGCATCCGGCGATAAAATTATAACATACATTAAAGATATCACCCAACTTGGTTCTTATGTATGTGAAAGGCCCTTTTCAACTTATATTGATCCTGAAGAAGGTTCATATGTGCTAATGCAATTTCAGCCATACTCAGATGGATTAAGTGTTCATATATTCCAAGCGCATGGTGTGATTGGAATATCCGAAGTTTCTGATTATGGGCGTACACAATATATGTCAGCAGTTCAGCAAGAAATTATACATGAAAAATCTAATTCTCAAAAGACTGAAACTATTGAAGATATCTTTGACGAAGTAGAAAAATATATAGATAGCAAAAGTTCTAGTAATGATAAAAATGTAGTTGATATCAATAATTGGAAACCCAAAGACGATACTACAAAACACTAAGCACCGTGCCAATATAAATTATAAGACAGTAGATTATATACTTTTGTAAAATAATGTAATAATAGCTGCTATAACCTATTGTTATAGATTATTATTATTTTGTATTTTCTTAGTGTTTCTGTATACCTAACAGTATAATCTATCTATCCGGAATCCGGATACTATATTCTGGACTGTATGGATAATCAAGATTTTTAAAGGAAGATTAAATGTCTTGGTTTTTTTTAATATTTTATGTATAGTAATTTATAACAGTTTCCCTGCGGAATTGGCAATTATTACACATTTGTAATATAAAAAATTAGTGTACATTTATCTCAAAATAGTATATAATGGTAATTATGAAAAGACAAAAAAAGCCTCCCGAACATTATGTAGACAATGTTAAATTCACGAATGCTGTTCATGAATATGTGACACAGTGCGATGAAGCTGATAAGTGTGGTGAAGATGTGCCACAGGTTACGCCATATATCGGTGAATGTTTCTTTAAGATTGCTACTGGTTTAACCTATACCCGAAAATTTATTCGACGTGTTTATAAAGATGAACTAGTCATGGACGCAGTCGAAGTTTGCCTTAGACGTATACGTAACTATGATATTGATGCGTCAACGCGTACTGGTAAGCCAAATGCGTTTGCTTACTTTACACAAATTTGTTATTTCTCTTTTCTTAGTACGGTTGAACGCCACAACAAAGAACTAAAAAAGAAATTGCGCTATATTGAAAAGGCGTCAATAGAAATTAATGCTAATCCTGAGTATGGTGATACACAAGCTGTTTTAAAACATTTAGATGAAATACGTTCTCCATGGCAGGATAATGAAAAAAAGAAAACAGAAAAAAAAAGTAAAGTCAAGGGCCTAGAAAAGTTTACGTAAATGACCAAAGTAGCTATTCTCAATGACACTCATGCTGGTGCTCGTAATTCTAGTAGTATCTTTATTGATTATCAAGAACGATTTTATACTGATATATTTTTCCCATATCTAAAGGAAAATAATATCAATCGTATTCTTCATCTCGGTGATTACTACGAGCATCGTAAGTTTGTTAACTTTAAAGTATTAAATGCTAATCGAATTCATTTTTTAGATAAACTTCGCGAATATAATATTATAATGGATATTATACCGGGAAATCATGATGTGACCTATCGTAATACGAACGATCTGTGCTCACTTAATGAGTTAATGATTGGCTATGATGACGTAGTTAATATTCTTATGAAGCCCACCGAACTTAAGTTTGCTGATGCTGATCAAAAAATTATCATGATTCCTTGGATTAATTCAGAAAATGAATACTATACTTTAAAGTGTTTAGATCAAACCGATGCTAAAATCTGCTTAGGTCA